GCTCCACTAGATTATGATAGTGTCACATATAATAGAATATATTTCCATAGGTTTGATGATACATATCCAGAATATTTACAAGGAACATTTGCAGTACCAACAGATTGGAATAATGGTTCAGTTATAGTTGAGGTTATAGGGTATTCAACATATTCTACATCTGGAAATGTAAAGTTTGATTTATATCATAGTCCATATAATAGCACAACTGCATTAACAACTAATTATTCAGCAACTGTAAACTCTTCCAGTGCAACTACTATTAATTCAACTAATTATAAAACAACTAAAATAACAATAACATTTACTCCATCATGGGCAGATGGTGATGATATCCAGTTTAGATTGAGAAGAGACCCAGCTACAGATACAATGCCTGGTGATTTTAAATTAACTTCAATGAGAGTAAGACTTGGGAGGAATTAATATGAAATATATAATAATTTTTATATTATTATTTAGTTTAAGTCCATGTATTGCAGAATATGAATACACTGCAACTACTGCTGTTACTGATAAAATAACTCTAACTGATACACAAGGTGCAGCACAATATTATCAATATGGTGCATTAGGGTTAGGTAGGAGTAAAACATTATTTATGTATTGTAAGTTTAGATTGGATAGTGTATATAGTGGTTCCAGTATTTATGGTCATATATTATTAAATACTTATGGTTATCAAAGTTACACATACCAAAGATTAGCAATATCATCAGTTGCTGGTACTCACGGTGCTGAAGGTCATTTTATGACAACAATAGATACGCAAGATTCTGCATTACAAAGTTATGAATCAGATAATAAAATTACTCTTGGTGATGGTAAATCCCATGATTTCGCAATTGCATTTGAATTACATCAAGCATCTTCTAACGTTAAATGTACCATGTATATGGATAATTATACCCCAGAAGTATTCTATCATACACTTACATCTTCAACTTATAATGTTTTATGTAGAAATAATATTACATTTTTAAATTTATTTCAGGGAGTTCAATCTTGTAATTTTTCAGGCGCAATGAAAGAATGGGTTATACTTGGCTCATCAAATGAAGATGGAATTAAAAACCATGATTCATTATATAGAATGTTAAGGGCTGGTCATGGTAGTCAAGTTCCATTTTTAACATTAGCAACTCCAATTGCTGACCAAAATGTATGGGGTGGTAGTACTCCTGAGTTTTCTGTTGGTGGATTAAGTGCAGAAACACAATATAAAAGAAGAAAGGTAACATCTAATTCATCATGGACAAATATAATTCCACCATATTCATCAACTACACCTTTAACTTTTAATAACTTCACATCACCAACAACTCAAAGAACTAACCCATATAAACCTGATTTTATTAGAGCTTATGAAGGAAAAACAATAACATATAATGCTCATGACACATATTTTAATAATGGTCAAAAGAGGAGACGATAATGTATAAAATAATATTAATAAAAAGCCTTGGAGGTGTAAATTGAGTAACATAGCATATCCCGAAGTAAATGGTGTAGTTTCCAGTGTAGTAATCATTCATTCAGCAGATACTCCAAAATATACAAATATTCCAGGAGTATTAATTAACCCGGTAATCTCAGATGAAGTTAACAATGCACCAGCTAATCATAGAAAGATAGTTGATTCAGAGATAGTATTGAAGACAGCTGAAGAGATAGAAGAAATGGATGTAAGGACCCCAGCAGAGAAGAGAGCAGATGCTTATATGGTAGAATGCGACCCAATGCTTACTGTATTATCTTCTTATGAGTTTTCCAATGATCCAAAACTAGAAGCATTAAAGGCATCATGGTTAGCTAAAAGAGTAGCAATACAAGAATTATATCCTGATGTAGAGTAAATAACAGAGGAGTTATCATGAGAAAAACAGTTCAAATACCTATCAATGGTTATTTACTAGAAAATACCGATGATAAAGCAAATAAAGGTGCTTATGTATCATCTGCATTTGATATTATTATAGATATTTTAAAGGTAAATACAAATAGACCAGCTTTGCAATGTAAATATTATGATACCTCCTCTGGAATTATCAATGGATTATATTATTGGGAAGCTAAAGATATAGTAATTGGTGTTATAAATGGAGTTGCATATCAATTTGATAAAATTAATGATGAGGAATATGAAATAACAGATATATCAGGTGGTATAACATTAAATGTTACTAATAAAGTTTATTTTGCAAGTAATTCTACATATGTAAACATGGCAAATGGTGGAAGGATGTTAAACTGGGCCGGTTCAACTGGTGTTCCTAGTGCATATATAACCGATGCTGATGCTCCAACTACAGTGGATGTACTTGCATATATAGATAATTATATATTGGCACTGGATAAAACAAATAACAAATGGTACTTTTCAGATGCTACTGCCGGTATAAATTCACCGATCACATGGTCTGGAGATTATTATTCATTTGAAGGTAAACCCGATAATGTAACATCTATAATAGTTTCAAACTCTATGATATATGGATTCTGTACTTCCAGTGTAGAACTTTGGTATAATGATGCCACACCATTTTCAAGAATATCTGGGGGAGTTTTAAATACTGGATGTACTTATACAGATACTATCCAGGAATTAGATGGGATTATTTATTATCTTGGTTCTGATAAACATGTATATGCCATTGCTAACACTAATTTCAAATCATTATCACTATTAATAGATAATGAATTATCATCATTGGATTTTACAGATTCATATGCAGATATAATTAATATTAATGGATTAAAGTTTTATATACTCACCATTCCAAATGAAGACACCACATATGTATATGCTATAAATGATAATGGATGGTTAAAATGGTCCAATTATTCTAATGGTGTAAGAACTGAGTTTGGTGGTAGATATTTCATTTCGGAACCTGATATCTTGGGCGTAAGTAATTCATCCATTGCTTTATATAAACTAAATCCAGATGGTGAAGTAGATGACAATATTGAAATAGAAACACCAACTGTACAATATTATGATGAAGATGATATGGAAGCTGGTATTGAACCATGGGATGGTATTGATTTATCTATGGTTAATGGAAAGAATCATACATATCAAGGTAATGCAATATTCAGGGCAGATCAATCAGAGACTACATTTGATGTAAGTTATAATGATTTTGGTTCTGATAATTTAGTAACAGAAAGAACTTCAACAGATGCTAGTTCCAATTTCAATAAAAGATATGAAGTTGAATGCGTTAGTGGCGGTACTGGTACAGATGTTGGTGAGATTAAGTTTAATATTAATGGTGGTGCTATTAATAAACTATTTGAAGTATGGTATGAAAAGACTAGCCCGCCTGCCGAGAATTATTTTCCATATTATTATTATGGTACACCATCTGCATATAATTTTAAATTAGAATTATATAACCCATATACTGGTCCAATCGGTTCTACATGTACATTAACTAGAGCTGGTGGAATCGTATCATCAGCAGGTGGGTTCATAACGGCAAATATTAAATCACATGAGTTTGATGTTGCAGGTGTTGATACTATACTCATAACAGTAACTGCTGAATCACAAAAGAATGCTTTTAGAATTAATAGATTGAGTTCATATCCAATAGTATTTAATAAGGTAACATCTTGGTTAGATCATGGAACGCCAAATTATAAAGTATCAAGGTTATTAAAAATTAAACTGGATAGAGATTATGTAAATTATATAAACCCAGGAGCTGATTTTGAATTAAGATTCCGTAATAATGGTTCCGATTGGTCTAACTGGATATCAATGGAGATACAACAGGATTCAGATGGATTCTATTCATATTTAAGAAACTTGGGTAGATATAGTTCCAGACAATATGAGATCAGATGTTTATATCCAATTAAGTTTTCCATTGATAAAATATATGAAACAATAGATATAACTAACAGACAATTATAAAATAACTTGGAACAAAATATGACGTGGATGCCATATATATAAATATATGTTACAATTAAGTAATAGGATACTACATCCAAATAGGTAATATGGTATTTCACGTCTATTTAAAAGAGGTAAAAATATGATATTAAATATACCAGATGAGTTTAAGAAGAATAATCAGGTAAATATCTTTATGAATAATCTAATTAATTTATTTTATTCAGATACAAAGTATTATGGTAATCCTTCAGAAGATGGGTCGTATAAAGTAAATGTAGATGGTGCAGATTTAAAGACTTATAGAAAAGAGTCTGGGGTCTGGGTTTTAAAAGATACTATTTCCGGATAATAAGGAGGATTAATATGAGTTTAGCATGGGTACCAACAGCAATAAGTGCAATAGGTTCTATATTTGGTAGTAAAAAGGCAGATAGAGCAGCCGAAAATGCAGCAGCAGCTAATGCAGCAGCTCAACAGCAAGCATATAATGATGCGAAGGCATACATGAATCAGGGAGTTAATGCTGTAAATATTGCAAGAGATTATAGATTAAATAATTCCAGTGATATTTTTAATTACCAAAGAAATTTAGAATCACAAAGGAATCAAGCATATAATGATGCATATGCTGATCCAGCAAATCAAATAACAGATCAATTTGAAGGTTATTATAAAGATGCTCAAGGTCAATTAACTGATCAATATGGAAATGCTTTAAATACACAAGATAGTTCTTTACAAAATGCTTTATCATCATTAAGGAATAATTTTGATACGGGTATAAATGATAATACTGGTAATGCAGTTAATCCATATAGAGATGCCATACAGAATAGAATAGGTAATTTATCAAATCCAGTATTGAATTATGATAATGATGCAGCATATGCCGAAAGAGAAAGACAAGCACAAGAACAGATGAATAGACAGTTACTTGCAAGGGGTGAGTTTAATTCCAGTGAAGGATTGAATCAGAATAGAGAGATATCAACCGCATTAGCACTTCAGAATGAACAAGATGATTATAATAGAGCTTTACAACTTGCTGAATTAGAAAGGGCTAGGAGTGGCGAATTAAGCGGTTTAGTTGGTTCTGGATTAAACACCGAACAAGTTGGTAACAATTTAAATCAGAATACATTGGATAATTATAATAGATTAGGAACTCAAGAAGCAGACTTATATATGAATCAAGGTAGAAATGTATCTGGTATTTATACTGGTTTAGGTGATAAAACTGCCGGATCTACACAATCTATGGGTCAAGATATTACTAATTTAAACACTAATAATTTAAATAGCCTAATTAATAATGATCAAAATTATTATAAAAATATATCAAATATTTATGGTAATCAACTTACTAATAATCAGGATGTTCAAAATGATTGGTCTAATCAATTATTAACAACTGCAATAAGTCAACCTGTAACAGGTGCCGGTCAGAAGATGGGTAATACCATATATGATAATGCTGGAAATACTGCAGGTGCTAATTCATATAACAATACCAATATGTTCAGTAATCTTGGTACTATATTTGGTGCTGCTAATAATGAATGGAATAAAAATCAAAATCAATATCTGGGTGCATAAGGGAGGATTTAAACATGGGTTGGAATAATTATTTTGATGCGCTCAGAGATGCTGGGATAAGACTATCACCACAGGCTATAAATGAAGCCATATATAAAAACCAATTAGCTAAAGCAAACACTAGAAATGTTTCAGTATTGGAAGAAGAAGATAGGAATAGTTCTATATATAAAAGTCAACTTGCAAAGGCAAACACTAGAAACTTACCAACATTGGAAGAATTGAATAGATTAAAAGGTGAATCTAGTATTAGAAGAATGCCATCAGATGAAGCAGCTGTAATATCTGGTAACCAATTAAAGGATACTACCAATAGATATGAAATTGATAGAGCCCCAATGGATAATACTGATAAAATGTTGAAACTGGATAATAGTATTAAGAATGCTCCTGCACAGTTTATATCAGATAATTCTAAATTGAGATCAGATGCATTAGTAAATGAAGGCAAAATAGCTAATAATCCATATCAACAGGCATATGATAAATCAAGATTACAATCAGGTGCATTATCAAATGAAGGTAAAATAGCTAATAATCCATATCAACAGGCATATGATAGATCAAGATTACAATCAGACACATTATCAAATAACTCTGATATAAGTACAATGAAAAATCCAAACTATCAGACGTATAAAGATAATAAATTATCTTTGGGTGTAGCAGAACAGGAAGAAAAAGAAAAGGTAAACAAGATCACTGCATTAATGGACCCAATGGATGCAATGGCTTATAAAAGTATTATAAGTGGTAAAGGTGATACAGAATCTAATCTTTTATATTTGAATCAATTAAGTGATAAATATCCAGATCTAACCAATGATATAATTAGTAATTTAAAAAATACATTTAACATACCAACTCCATTAGAGAATATTACCATTCAGGATATTAGAAAAGCATTAGAGAAGAAGGATGTAAATGTTTCATCTTTGATATATATGGATAAAGATGGTAATGAAAGATATGGTACCAAGGATCCTAACACTGGACAACCAATTGAAAAAGATACTGATGCAATCCGTAGACGTGCCGATAATAAAAATAATATAAAACCTAAAATATCAGAAAAAACATTTAAAAAACTAGAAGAATTAAAAACTGAGATAAATTATTATAAGAAAAAGATTAATGATGATACTGATAATTTTATAGATATTGATAAAAATATTAAAATGTATTTAGTTGCAAATGGATATGATATAAAAAATAAGAAGTCTATTATAGAAGGATTGACCAAATATTATGATTCAGAATTGGCTGATAATGGAATCGTTATGTATAAAAAGGGAAGCCAAGGACCATCACAACCAAATAATATAAATGGGAATACACCTGGAATAGATGGTAAACCAGTTGGTGCTTTTGAGCCCGGACGTGGTAAAAATGTAAGACCACAATATGATCCACCAAAAGAAAGGGATTATTCTGTTGTTGAAGATCAGGTAATGATTAGATTAAATGAACCAGATAAAAAATTATTACAGAGATTAAAAAGTACAATGGACGGTTTTAAGTTTAGGGAATTATTAGATAGGGCAGCAAAAGGTTTAATTGATAAAAAAGAAACTAAAAGTCTTTGGAATATTATGAAAAAAGAAGATGGATGGATTTAACTTTATTACCAGATAGACCAAAATAGGAGTTGTAATATGAAAGATAACCTCTTTGACATTAATAGTCTTAGATTAGATGATGATTATATTATTGAACATAAATCCGATAATGAATCAGTTGATAATGGTTTTGATATGAATAGATTGAGTTTAGATGATGAGTACGTTACTGAATATAAATCTGATGACAATTCTAGATATCAAAATGATGAAAATAGATTAAAACCCAATTCAGATATTAAGTTTGATAATTTAATGACATTTATAAAAGACAAATCAGAACATGAACAATATAGCATATTAAAACAAGTTGAGAAGTCTAATAAAGATGATATTGATTTCGTATCCAGAGTGAAAGATGTATCCGATAAATTAGAATCAGGATATCTAGATACTATAGGATCTGGTCTATTACAAGGTGGTAATAGAATTGTAAAAGGATTAAAAGGTTTATATAATGTAGCTGTTCCAGATTTTAAAGAATATGATACCAGAGAAGATGATGTAAATATTCAGAGAAATGCTCCTAATATTGAGGAAGGGTTTAATGCAAAAAGTATATTAAATACAACAGCACAATCACTTCCTGCTTTAGGTCTTGGGATGATTACTGGTGGAGCTGCTTATGGTGCTTATGGTGGTGGTATAGCCACTGCTCTTGGTGCGGGAGTTCCTGGAGCATTACAGTATGGTGAAGCAAAAGAAGATGCTTATAACGATGGTGTTACAAATGATTTTACTGCGCATATATCTGGATTAGTACAGGCTGGATTAGAATCAGCTGGGTCATTAATTCCAATAGCCAGGATATTCAATAAATTACCAGTGAGTAAAAGTATTGGTAGAAGAATATTACAAGCAATGGCAGAAGGTACGGTTGGTGAAGGTGTAGAGGAATATTTACAAGGTCTAGCAAAACCATTAATAGAAAATGGAAATATATCATCTGATGATTGGAAAAATGCATGGGAATCTGCAAAAATGGGTGCGGCATCTGGATTATTACTTGGTGGTACACTTGGTTCAGCTCAGAGATTTGATCCTAATATAGAAATTCAACGTGAAGATTTTGGTCCGGTTAATGTTAATGATATACGGATTAATGACATTCAAAATTATAATGATATACAACAAGTTCCTCCATCTACCGATAATATATCAAATGAAAAATTAATAAACCAAGGAACCATATATGATGAAGATATTCAGAAATCAAATGAACAAAAGGATAGAATTAGGAATAAAATACCACAAGATAATTTAGATGTAACACAGGTTAATGATGATACAGATGTTGAAAGAATTAGTAACAGACAAAATCTATATGAATTATTTAATGATAGATATACTGATGAAGAACTATCTGATGCTGATACATCTGATTTTAATACTCTTAGAGGTAATTTCCAGAAGAGTTTATATGATAATGGCATAACATCACCAATATCTGAAAATATTACTCCATTACGCCGTGATGGTAATAAACAATTATCATTTGATTTCGCCGAGGATGAACCAGGTGGTGTTGATGTTGGTGAAGGAGTAACACTTGGTACTGAATCATATGTAGGTGATGGTTCTGATGTTGAAGCTATGATACATGAAACAGTGCATACAATTTTAAATACTAATGAAGATACTAAGCTACTATCAAATGAAGAAAAGGAACAAATAGTTTTAGATTCAATTAACCATTTCTTCGTTAAAGAGGACCCATATATAAAGGATAAATTAGGCAAATTTAATGATATAATTGAAGATTTTACTAAAGGTATTGTTAAACAGCATAAAGAAAAAATACCAACAACTCTATCCAAAGATTCTGGTAGATCTACTCACTCCGGTGGTTATAATCCAGGATTTTCCCCTCTTGTTAAATTATCACAGAATATATATAGAGATTCATCGAAGGCACTTAGTTTAATAAAGAAACTTATAGGTATGGGTAAGGATAGACAGGTAAAAAATAATATATCTGATGAAAATATACAGTCCCAAATAGATGCTATGGATATTGTTGGTCTAGAAACTAGGATAAATCAACTTAGTAAATCAGAGGGTAGGGCAGAAGCAGCAATGAATAATTCAAGTTATTCAGATGCTCTAGCCGGGCTAAAAGATATGGGATTGAGTTATCACCAAATAGCAGAAATTTCTTTAGAGACTAGTAATATGATTTTTGGTGAAAAGTTTTGGGCTGCATGGGATCTTGGTCAAAAAAAACAAGGAGAGGGTAATTATAAAATGTTGAACCCACGTTTAAAATATAAACCAGATAATGTATCCAGGTCAGATTGGGATAGAGCTGTTGTAGATCTAATGTTATCTTTTAATTTTTTTTCAGCAGAAATTGGAACAAAATTAAGAAATAATAATTTAATTGGTGAATATAATGGTGAAATCATTCTTCCATTTTTAATTGGTTTTGAAGGGGGTAATATCAATTCAACCGAAGATCTTATTAACTCAATTAAAAAAGAAAAAAATAATTTACCTGAAGGTGATATATTAGACCCATCTGTTTATATAATGAACGCATTGATATCAGTTGAAAAAGCAATAGGTAAAAATACATTTTATACAGATTTTATAAACAGTATTGAAACTGCCAAAAATGTTGGTGTTGATGTATCCAATTTAATCAGGAGAGTTGCAAGTAAACCTAATAGTGGTAATAGTATAACTATATATGACAGAGTAATTGATAAGAATGGAAAACCAACATCAGCCATTGAAGAGAAGATATATTGGATTTCAGAAGATGTTAAAGAATCATTAGAAGGAATGCAAGTACTCAATGAAAATAAATTCATAAAGAGTAAAGAAGAGTTTGGTACTCTTATGAAACCTATATTATGGACATCACGCATGGTTAGAAGTTTAATTACATCTACTGGATCATTTGGTATTGGTAATGTTATCAAAGATATTCAGACATCATTATTTTCATCATCTGGAACTACTATGGGACAATATGGTTCTGTTGATGGTTCATTACAAGCTAAAGAAATTGATAAAATATTAAATAATTCTGGTATAACTGGTAATAGAAGTATGGTATCAGATAAACAAGATTATTATAAAACTCAGATGGAATTATCAAAAGATATAATATCAAAGGGTAATGTTATAATTAATAAAAAAGATTCAGCTGGATTCTTTAGTAACTTAAAAAAGAAATGGAATGATTCTATTGAGTATGGAGAAGTAATAGGTAGAACAAGGGAGTTTAAACGTAATCATCAATTTGCTATTGAAAAACTTGGATATACTGGTCAAAAGGCAATTGATTATGCTGTAAATAAGACGCAAGAGATACTAAACTTTGAAGCTGGTGGTGAAATTATAAGAACACTTGGATCGGTAATACCATTTTTAACATCTAATATCCAGGGATCAGGTCAGTTCTGGAGCCCTAAGAAGAATGCTATTAAAATGATTTGGGGTAAATATTCCGGTAAAGGAACTACATTATCAACAGTTCAACAGGAAGAGGCCAGACAGAATGTTAAAAATACAGTAAAAGGTACTATATTACTTGGAATTACAACAGTAACACTAGACTTATTACGAAGGGCTCTTGGTGATGATGATGAATATTCGGATGATTTTTTAAATAAATATTGGGTATTACCATTTGGTATTTATATACCTAAAGGTTTTGATGAATCAATAATATCTAATTTAATAAGAAATCTATATGATCTTACAAGGGGCGAGAACTCTGGATCTAGAACTATATCATCCATGGGTAAATCAGTTGGAGAAGCAGCCAGAGGAACTATCCCAGGCATTACTACCGGATATGATACATTAATGGATGTTAAAGGTATTTTACTTGATGGAGTAAAGAAGGATTTTAGATCTGGTCAATCGTATTCTATTAATAATAAATGGGATTCACCTGTATCAATTGCTACAAAAAGAGGTGATGCTGCACTTAGAAAAGTTTCAGGTGGATGGTATAATGTAGTCAAAAATATAGTAGATATTGGTGAACAGGTTTATGGATATGATATAAATAAAGGTTTAAAAGATTCCATTGGAGTTGATATTCCTATATTAAAAGGGCATCGTAATGATTTCCCAAAAGAAGGTCTAGAGCAGATCCTTAGAGATATAGGTGATACATTTAGGTTAAAATCAGTTAATTCTAGGTGGTCACTAAAAAAATATTCAGATGCTAAAGATATTGTTAGTAATGAAATAATTGAGGATAGATTTATTAATAATTATAAGAAGTCATTCAATGCTAATATTAAAGCTGTTAATTCAGCTAAAAATAAATATTATGAAGAAAAAAATGCTAAAAATGCTTCAACATTATTGAAAAGGATAAAGAAGTTAGAGAAATCTGGTGCTAAATTGGTTACTAAGTATCATGAAAGAAAGGAAAATAATGATAGATTAGTAAATAAGAAGCGTAATAGCAAATAAACATCATATGACCTTATGGGAGATATTTCCCATAAGGTTTTTTTAAATATGTAAAATAACTTGGAACAAAATATGGAGGGTTTATAATATGGCAATTAAAAATAATATTTTACTTCCAGTCCATATATTATCTGAAAATAGAAATGTATTAGTTATAGGTGACGTGCATCTACCGTATGACCATGGTGATTATTTGGAGTTCTGTTTAGAGACCTATATAAAATATAATTGTAATGTAGTTATTCAGATAGGTGATTTAATAGATCATAATTCTATATCATACCATGAGAAGGACGGAGACTTACCATCAGCTAAAGATGAAATGTTTTATACCAAGCATGAATTGAAGAAATGGTATAAGGTATTTCCAGATATGGCATTAATAGATGGAAACCATACACGTCTAATCGCTCGTAAAATCAAATCTGCCGGACTTTCATCTGATGTTATGAAAAGCATTGAGACCATATATGAAATGCCACCAGGATGGAAACTGTACAACAATATCCAGTTAGATAACGTTTTATATATCCATGGAGATGGATTCTCCGGTATTCATCCAAATTATAATGCAATGCTTACTAAAAGATGTAATGTAGTTCTTGGTCATCTACATTCTGTTCTATCACTTCAATATCATAATAATGGAAATAGTACCATCTGGGGTATGAGTGTTGGTGCAGGTGTTGATAATGATTCATTAGCAATGGCATATGCCAAATACCATAGAAACAAACCATGTTTAGGATGCGGTGTTGTTTTGAATAATGGCAAGGAACCTCATATCATACATATGGGATAAAGGAGTATTAACATGAAAAAAAGTATTAAAATAATGGATTTGATATTCGTCTCTCTAGTACTGATCAATCTGTATATTTTATTGGATGGTGTATTGAGTCATGGTAACTATATATTTGCATCTGCGATGGGAATGCTGATCATATTGAGTATATTATTTCATGCTCAATCAGATAACATAGCTGAAAGGATTAATAATGACAAAACATACAAGTAATAATTATGCATGTGTAAGGTGTAATAATAAACATATGGAAGAAGTTGGTAAAGATTTTATTATATGTGGTCCATGTGGTTTTGCTTGTAAGATAAAAGATCATAATAAGGCAGATATATTTTATAAGAAATATGGATACGTGGAGATTAACGATGTACATACCCAAATATTTTAGTCCAAGGGAGTTCAGATGTGGTAATGATATTGTATTTGATAAAATGGATAATAATGTTGTAGTATTAATTGATAAGCTTAGACGACGTATTAATAAACCAATAATAATAACATCCAGTTATAGAACTAAAGAGCATAATGCCAAGGTTGGTGGATCTACTAATTCGCAACATCTTCTAGGTAAAGCACTGGATATTGTATGTACCGATTCAAATTATAGATTCTTGGTTATTAAAGAAGCATTTAGACTTGGATTCACCGGTATCGGAGTTGGATCCAATTTTATACATCTAGATATCAGAGATAAAAAATCAGTAATGTGGACCTATTAATATTGGAGGATGTAATATGCGTAAATGCCCCAAGTGTGATTCAGAATTAGATGAGCTTAGAGAATATTATATTTGTAATAAATGTGGATTCATCATACCAAAGGAGTGTATATAATGGCTAAATGTACTGCGGTTACAGAGGTATGGAGTAGAGTAACTGGATTCTATAGACCAACATCATGTTACAATAAATCTAAACAAGAAGAATATAGACTAAGGAAAACATTCAATTTTGATAAAGATGTTATTAAAGAAATGGAAGATGAATGGGAGAAACGTAATAAAACAATATGTAAACCATAGATAATAATAAAAAGACCCATGATAATTTATAGTTACCATGGGTCTTATATTAACTTATCCAGAATTTATTGGGAAAGATTCCCGGTTAAATCTATTTCAAACCTTTTGCCACGATCAAAGCCAATTTGATACAACCCATTTCCATTATAAGATCAGGTCTTGTTGCATGTTTACCTTTCAATGGCTTACCCTTCTTACCTAATACTGGAGTATCTCTAGCCATTTTACCAAGATGTATATCTATATGATCAAACATTTCAGCATCAAACTCACCCCATACCAAACCATGACCAGACTGATCATCAATTGCGTATCCTCTGCATTTAATAATATCATTAATAATCATATTCAATAATTGTCTTCTTGGGTCTTGTTTGTATTTTTCAATTGCCTGTATTGTTAGAAACTTAACCTTACACTTTAATTCTTCAATCTGTTCATCTTTATATTCTATTTCTTTAACATGCGTTTCATATTCATTAGCCCATGCTCGGGCTCTTTCAACTGGGTTTATAATTTGATATGATGGCAATAATTTAGATTCTAGTGATTTTATATAACCCAGGACCTTACGTCTAACAACCTTGGACTCTCTCATACCGACCAGCATCATTTCATCTTTAGTAAGATTAACTACTTGTATATCTTTATTACCTCTGTTGTTTTTAACTGCAAAAGTTTTGCAGTTAGATATATCGAGCTCATCAATAACTCTTTCCAAGAATTGGGCATTCCTAGTTTCATTTTCCCCAGCTTCAACTCTAAAACCATTAATCACTTGTAAAAATTCATAACTGTTAATTGCATCATTGTTCATTGTTGTAAGTTTATTCATTGGTTTATGCTCCTTTAATATTTCAGTGGTTTCTTATGACCCAACGTTGTACCTTTGATGCAATCAAGTATCGTGTATAGAAAATGTACACCTGAGCCATATCCATGTGTAGTAGCCATTATTATCTCCAATTTCAGTGGTGAAACATTCCATCTCACCTGATTATCAGTGGTATTTACCGGTTACAGTACGTCTACAATTCTACCATATATTTCTTTAGCATCTGTTTCAAATAATTTAACTGTGAATCTGAATAATAAATCAGTTAGGTTTAATGTATTACACGCATACTGGAGTTTACTTGTTTTATATTTTTTAATAGTACCCTTATCAACTGCATTCTTATATCTTTTCCTGATATCAATATTATATTTATTTCTAAACTCAATATATAATAATCTGAATCTATCTTGTTGTGGACTCTTACATTTTACTATTTCAGATATTCTTTTCTGTTTCATTTCCAGGTCAATGTCCTCGGTTAGTGCTATAATTGTGTCATCCTTATATTCAATCTCTTTATTCTTGTGTTCTATTTCTTTAACATGCGTCTCATATTCATTAGCCCATGCTCGGGCTCTTTCAACTGGGTTTATAATTTGATATGATGGCAATAATTTAGATTCTAGTTCAGATATATATTTAATAACAGCTTTTCTAACATGTTTACTTTCTCTTACAAGAACCTGTTTGGCTTGATCATGTGTAAGATTGTACATTGGCATTTTCTTATTCTGTGATGATGTATATGAGGAGACGGAAATATTTCCTTCACCTATTTCTTCATCAAATTCATCTCTAATAATTTTTAATAAATCATAATGCATTAAATCAGATTTACCTTCAATCTGTTCACGATACATATTAATAGTTCCGCATAGGTCTTTGCTTGTAATGGTTCCATCATTGGTCATTGTTGTAAGTTCTTTCATTGGTTTATGCTCCTTTGATTTTTCTTTGTTATTTAAATTGAATCTAACTAGTGTACCATGATACTCTGGATTTAAATCTGAAAATGCCATCATTTACCATCCTCATTCATCAAAACCCTTATAGCTCTACGTACTATACTTGTAATAGAAACACTGTCATCTGCTGCCTTTTTCTCTAACCATGCACGTTCATCATCTGAAAATCTAATTCCTGACATTTTTTTTGTCATTTTAATACTCCTAAGTCTGCGTTGATGGGTATCCTTGATATTCAGGATACCCAATGTGATACCTAGATAAAGTCCATCCATTCAGTATATGTACTGTAGTAGTGTTCTTCTAATTCTTCTAATTCATTGATACCAGATTCAAAATACATTTCATTCAATTCCGTGTTTAGCCATGTGTTCATTGTAATCCTCCGATTATTTGTTATTTGTTTTTCATTTCCATAACTAAAGTATACCAAAGCGATAAACGTTTGTCAATAGTTATTTATAATTTATTTAAAAAAAGTTCAAAACCGTTGATACTACATGATTTATAATGTATAATTAATCTATAAATATAAATAGATGGAGGATGTATGAGTAAAAGGACAGAATGGAAAAATAAGTTTATAATACTATTAAAGAATAATAATTGTAAAAGAATGATTGAAAAGAGAGCTGAGAAGCTACTAAATAAAATATCCAGTACAAAGGCGAACATTATATCACGGGGAAAAGAAAATGGCTTGGAATCGAATATAGACATCAATGAACTAAGACAATTAATCTATGATAATATATTTAAACCTGACGTGTATATGAATGAATATGTAATAGATGATAAGAACTTTAATATAGATCATATAATCCCAATTTCAAAAGGTGGGACCAATGATATTAGTAATTTACAAGTACTAGCTGGAACAGTTAATAAGATAAAAGGAACACTATCCGAAAGTCATATGAAAATATTAACTACCAAATTAAATGAAATGCCAATGGATATGAAAACATATATTATCCAACGCATGACCCTAAATAATAATAAATGGTAAAGGTGAGATGGATGGGAATACATCCAATAATAATAATGGTAATGTATATTTACAGATATTCTTCAGTACAAGTCCCCAATATTTTGTTAAACGTATCCGTAATTCATATAAATATATAATCCTATCATTTCCCCATTCCAATTAATTAATCATGTAAATATATATATCCTATCATTTCCCATTTCCAATTAATTAATCATGTAAATATATATATCCTATATCATATACTCCACTAAACGCTGAAAACCCTATACGCATCAATGGATATAGCGAATCACTTGTGTATAAAAAATAGTATTTGACTTTACCTCATATATAATGTATAATTAATTTATAATTAAAACCAATTGAAAGAGGTATTATATGAAAAAATTAATAATAAAACGTATTGGTAGAGAAACTCATACATTCCAAGTTGAAGGTAAGGATTTATGGGAAGTACAGATGGAATCCCAGAAGCTTAGTTTTTATGATGTTAAAGAATGTGGGTGTTGTAAATCTGATGATTTATATCTAAAGGCATATATAACAGAATCTGAAGGATATAAATATATAAAGATAATATGCCGTGGATGTGGTGCATCTTTGAATTTTGGTCAACAAAGGCAATCCCCAGATACGTTTTTTCTCACTAGGAATGATGATAAGTCATATAAATGGTTAAAATATGAAAACCAAGATTATACCCCAGATAATAGTGGTTATGCAAATTTAATGGAAAATAATGGTTATGCAAATATAAAGGAGGATATATATGGTTAAACATGAAAGAACATTCACGATGTACATGAAACAAGATGAAATGGATTTTCTAAATAAGTTATCAAAGGATAGAGGTCTAAGCAAATCAGTGATCATGAGATTGTTTTTACAGGAAGAAATGAAAAAAGATAATAAATAGATTGACAAACATCAAATATAAAGGTATAACTATATTAGATATTGTTTGAAGATATTTCATTTTATCCAAAATTGAACCAGGTGGGGTTGCTCCCATCTGGGTTTCCTTTAAACTAATATCAGGAAAAACAATTATGGAGCCATAACAATGAAACAATTTTTCAAATCCCATCAAATGAATATATATAAAAGATTAAAATCAAATATACACTATGAAGAAATAGTATCTAGCATATCAACAACACTCGACCATAATCATATTAATATAAATTTAAAGGGTAGATCATTAAAGATTGCTGCCCATATTTTGTATTTAATTAAAAGAGGTGTGGCTGAGAATCCATATTGGTATAAAGAAGGTTACACTCATATATCTTATGATATATTTTCAAACATATCAAATCATACATTATATTCAAAATTATTAATGGAATTAAAAAAAGCCGGATATATTAACTTCGAAAAAGTATCTAGTGAAAACTCCAAACATAATTATAATATATTCAGTGTGAATGAAACAGCATATTCAATTCCAGAAACAAAAATATTAGATTATAAATTATTAAAAGCTGTTGTTGAAAGTGAGATAATTAATAATTATGATAGTGATGTTAGACTTCAAATGGCAATGGATTTAATGGACGTAACAATTGATCCGGTAACTGAAGAAGAATATTGGAAAAGAGTTGATACCCCAAAATGTTTTAAAAAATTTAAATTAAAAAATCATAAATCAATTAAAAACTTATCTGATGATGAACAATACGGTGAATTTATAATAAAAAATGTTGCCAACTATACTAAGATGGTCAACTGGAACTCTAAAACACCATATCTAAAGTTAATATCCCCAACTATTAAAGATTCATTTGGATGGAGATATCATTCTATATTATCCAGTATTCCTTCATGGATGCGTAACAGGGTTAAATTGAATGGAGAGGACCTATCATATTGTTTAGATTTAAAACAATCCCAGCCTACATTATTGGGCCATATATTGAAATGTAAAAAAGGTGATAATGTATTTACAGATAAAATTAATAAACAGGTTAGAATATATGGTGAATGGTTAGATGATAATGGTGAAGAAGATAAAGGATATGTATTCCAATTATTATATGGGAAGATGTATGGTATTCTTGCTAAAAAACTAGAATATAAATATGATCATAAGTTTAAAAGTTTCATGTATGATATTAAAAAGGTCAAAGATGATCCAATTAAAAAAATAGATATTAATGATATTTCTATCCCAGTTGATGTTAATGGTAAGTATGTACTCCCCCAGATAATGCAAAGATATGAATCATTAATGTTCCAGGATGTTTGGGTATATCTAAAAATAACAGGTATTAGATTTTTAAGTCTACACGATGGGTTATATTTTATTGATAATGTATCAGAAGATACTATTAATGATATAAAAAACATAATATCAAAATATATAGATGTATTTTTTTCATTTCATTATGATAAAGTTGAAAATAAATAAAATATATCATTGACATTAATGTATTGATAATTTATAATTAATTTATAAATCAAATAAATAAAACATTGGAGACTACAACATGAACGAAATAAACAAAGACGCAAAGACTTATATGGGTAAGAATATTAATTATGTAAATGGTTATCAATCAATATGTTATAATAATAAATCAACAATGGTTCATCGACTGATATGGGAACATTATCATAATGAAAAGATTCCAAAGGGATATCTTATACATCATATAGATGGAAATAAGACTAATAATATAATAGATAATCTTCAGTTGATATCAAAGTCAGAACATAGGAAGCTTCATATGCTTGGTGATAACAATCCAAACTTCAAATATTTATATACAATGTTTGATAAAAATAATAATTTAGTTGGTATTAAAGAACCTTTAAACTATTATATGGATAATATTGGATGGAATATAAATAGTGTTGTTGCAAATTATAGAGTCAAGAATGGTAGAATAAATATTAAGGGTGGAAAGCATAAAGGTTCGGTTGTAATTATTCATCGTGTTTCATTGTAGTACTCCGACTACATTAGTATTTATATTTTAATTAATTTGGCCCAGTGATTAATTTCATTGGGTCTTTTTTATAAATAGCAAAATAACTTGGAACAAAATATGATATACTTGTTATATATGTATAAATTCAAAACCCATTTAGGAAGGAATAACAAATGAAAGAAAAAATACGCATATTAATAACTGAGTTCAATAAAAACCTTACCCATAGCCAAAGATGTAATTTGAAAACTAAATCATCCGGTGGTATATGTGACTTCTGTTTGAATAAACTAAAGGCAACACTATTTGTACCTACATCTTATAAGTACCTCATCCATCCAGTATATAGCGAATATACAATGATAGGTCCATGTTGTTTAGATAGATACCTGGATAGATTAGTTGAAGAGAAAGTTAAATATGAAATAGTTAATCTTATGGTTAAAGAATATAAAGATAAACTTAGGAGTACACGTAAGATGGAGGTTAAATCTAATGGTAGCAAAAAAGATAACACCTCCAAAAAATAAAAAGGTAACAAAATTAAAGGTAATAAATAAGAAAATATCAAATGAAATAAATATAAAGAAGATAAGATCCATATTAAATGCCAAGGGAAAACCCGGTCCAAAGAAGGTTAGTAAAAATATATCTGATAATGAATTAAGATTAATATATAAGATGGCATGCGCCGGTATACAGGAAAGAGTTATATTAAACTGTTTACATTTATCTGAAAACATAATGTCCAGTGATAAACCAAATGATATTAAAAGATATGGTGATATAATTTTAGTAATGGAACTAGCCAAGATGGAAAGATTAACAAATCTATCAGAAACATTATATAGGAAGGCATTATCAGGTGATACTGCATGTTTAATATTTGCATTAAAGACCCAGGGTAAAGAATATGGTTGGTCTGAAAAAGCTCCAGAAGATAAAGATAAAAATGTAAATGAATCATTAGTTGATTTGATAAGAGATTTGAGTAAAAAATAAATGATTATTAAAAAAGAATCTAATATTTTGGGGGGTTTTGGTGGATAAATCAATATTAAAACATATAACAACATTTGAGGGATACGTAACTAATGTTATGGATATAACCGTATCAGAACAACAGATGACATTTATAAAACATATAGACATGTTAATATCATCTAAGATAAAGAAGAATATACTAAAAGTCCCATTAACTGATATAGAAAAAGAATATGCATCAAAGTTGGGCATGTCTGTCAAGTCGGGCAGAGGTTGCGGGTAAAGATTTCATCATAGCAGTTTATATATTATGGTTTGTTTTGGTATTCCCAAGTACATCAGTATGTACAGCGCCAACAGGAACGCAGTTGAGTACCATTCTTTGGTCTGAAGTTAAAAAATTAATATCAAAGATAAAATATGATTGCATTAAATCATTATATGTAGTTACTAATGATAAGGTAAAATGTTCAGGTAATGGATATGAATCATTTGTTATAGCTAGAGCTTCTGGTAATAAAAATGCATCAGCATTATCAGGTTATCACAATGATTACATGACACTGATAGCCGATGAGGCAACTGGGATATCTGATGAAGTATTTGAACCTCTAGAAATGACGATGACAGGTAAAATGAACATATTACTATTAATATTCAACCCAGTGGTATTATCTGGATACGCATATGATTCACAGGAACATCCAGTATTAAGTAAACAGTTCATAAAATTACATTGGCCATCAACTGAATCAAATATAGTATCAAAAGAGAGTATAGAAAGAGCCGAAGAAAGATATGGTATAAATTCTAATTACTATAGAACATCTATAGCAGCAAAATGGCCAAAAGAGTCAACTGATTCACTTATACCGATACATATGGCTAGATGGTGTATTAATAGACAATATGATGAAGAAACTGCAATAGTACCAAATAAAGATGAACCAATTGTTATAGGGGTAGATCCATCAAGATCAGGTGCTAATGGATGCGATACAATTTGTACGGTAAGGCAAGGTAGTTATATATATGAGTTTTATAAACCAGAGAATCAAGTAGATTCAGTTAAAATGGCAGATGAAATAATAGATGTATTATTTTCTAGGTATCCAAACTTTACATATTGCTTTGTTGAAACAAACGGACTTGGGGGAGTTTTCTATGATATAATTAAAAAATATGATAAAGATAGAATAATACCAGTTAATGTTGCAGATAAAAATGTTGATGAAGAGTTTTTAAATATGAGAGCCCAATTATGGTTTAGATTAAGAGAAGCTATAATAAGTGGTTTTCTTGGTATCAATCCAGAAATTGAAAGAAATGAAACTGAAATATTTATAAGTCAAATAACAGATATAAAACAAGATAAAGTAAGTGTTCAGAACTCTGGAAAGTTTAAGGTTAAAATAGAATCAAAGAAAGATATGGCTTCAAGAGGAATAAGTTCCCCAGATTATGGTGATGCTACTATTTTGAGTTTCTATTACACGAAGGAACAATTGGCGCAAAGGTTGAGTATAGGTAAGTATAAACCAGTAAGTGATGCATATTCAAATGAAGATGACATACCAAGCTGGATGGTATAGTAAAGATATCAAGTTTAGAATACTTGGTATGATAACTAAGGGAGTTAATAATGCAATTTTTTATTACAGATGATAATTACAACCATGAACACATTATATTAATATCAGATAATGGTAAAGCATATGTTAGTACAGATGATGGACATTCCCATTTTCCAGAACTGGTACCGCCATCAGAAATAACAACTGAAGAATCTATGGTTATTATAAATGATCAACCTGCTGAATTAATGTTTGATCCAGATATTGAAGAGCACTCACATACATTAATGCCATTAAAAGAATCTAAATTAAAATGGACATTAGATGATGGTGAAGAGTGGTCACAGCAATTTGAAAAATATCAAGACGCAGATGAGTTAGAGAAAGATTCTATTGAATCCGGTGTTGAATCAGAAGGATTTGTTATCGGTGGTAACATGCAATGGGATGAAAAAGTTATTAAAGCTAGAACTGATATGGGTAAACCTGTATTATCAATTAATGTAACCCAACCAATGATAGATACGTTAATGGGAATGTTCTTACAAGCTGAAACTGATTTCAAAGCATATCCAAGTGAAGAAGGTGATGAATTAATAGCATCAGTTATAACTAGATTATTAAAACATGTTACAAGTGTTAATAATTTACAGTATCAATCAATGAAAGTATTTAAAGATGGTATTATAGCTGGTAGAGGTTGCTTCATGCCATATATAGATTATGGTGATAATATTAAAGGTGATATTAAGATTAAATGGGCTGACTGGAAAACATTTAGATTTGGTCCACATAAAAATGAAGACTTATCAGATTGCCCATATTTATTCATACAGAAATGGATAACCAAACAAGAAGCTAAAGATTATTTTGATTTAACTGATGATGAATTATCAGTATCTTCTTCAATATTAAAATCAGATAGTACTCATGTTGTACAAGATGGTGGAAGTCTGGAACCTAATTCAGAAATATCAGTTGGTAATAATAATGGTGGTGAGCCCGGATTAAATATATCATTGAAAGATGGTAATAAATATCTAGTATTAGAAAGAAGAGATAAAGTAGTCAAATCAATTCCAGTTGGTATATTAGATGATGAAGTATTAGAACTTGGTAATTATAAGAAATATATATCAAAGATAAAAACCATTGAAGATATAAAGATAGTGAATAAGAAAATAGAAAGAATTAAGATAGTTGTTTCTGTTGGTTCTAAAATAGTAGCTAAAGAATTAGTATCTGATCAATTCGCTGATTTCTTTGTAACGCCATATTACGTTCATAAGTTCATCAGGAATAATAAAAATATATTTTATGGTAAGGTTGAACAGTCAAAACTCCCACAACAGGAAATAAATCTAAGACATTGCCAATTATCTCAGAATGTATCCGGATCAAGTAGTAACAAATACTTCTATGATAGCAATACATTTATTAATGATAATGATAGACAGAAGTTTATACGTAATGCTCATAGACCAAATGGTGTATTTAGAGTTGATAATATAGCCAATAGACCACAATTAGAAATAGGGGCCCCTGCTCCTACTGGTGCTGCTCAAATGTTAGAAACAGATATCCGTTTATTCAGACAGATAACTAATGTAAACCCGGAAATGCTTGGTACTGGTGGAGATAGTAGTTCCCAATCTGGTGTAGCGATCATGCAAAAGAAACAATCTGCAATGGTTGGAAATGAAATTGTATTTAGTAACTTCAATATGGCTAAAGTTAAACTTGGTAATCAACTTATTAAACTAATGCAGGAGGTATATGCCAATGATCCTGAGAGAATAGTAAGGATACTGCAAAATAATTATACAAAGAATAAATTTCAGTTACCAGTAGATGGTCAACAACAAGACTTCAAAGAAATACCAATAGATTATATAGTAGAGAAATTAAAAGATGTAGATCTATTAAAGTATGATGTTGTTGTAGATCTATCCCAGCATAGTCAGTCAGCAATGATGCAGAACTATATGTTATTATCAGAATTAGCAGGTAAAGGTATCCCAGTTCCGATGGAGTTATTAATAAAGAACTTACCTATTCCAGAAAAAGATGAAATAATTATGGGTATACAAAGAAATCAACAAATGCAGATACAGCAACAAATGCAACAACCCCAACCCAAGCCAAAAGGTCAAAGCCAAAATGTTCCAGGTAATCCTAATAATATGAAACAAGTAAGATAATAAAGGAGATCAATCATGCCATTATTCAGTTTTAACAAGATCAAGAATAGAGTTATCAACGGTACTATACAAAGTTATATTGAAAAGTATAAGAAAGACCCGAAGCTATTACGTGCATTGCTAAGGGAAATAGTAGATGGTGCTAATGATTTCATTGATGAACCAGCAGAAAGAGAAGCCATTGCTATAGTTATAAGAGATGAGATAGAAGAAGTTACTGGAAATGATATTCCATTTTTTGATGATGATGAAGAAGTTAAAATGATAGTTGACTTTATTGAGAAATTAAATGGTATATTACAGAGATATGAAGGTAGATTAAGAAAAGAAAAATAACTTGGAACAAAATATGTAGATGAAGATGTAACATTATATTTAAACATAATGTTACACTTTCTTCAAAATTGTAGTATAATTAATTAGTAATATAATCAAAACCCAATCATTCGGAAGGATTAATAACATGACAGAAGAAAATAACATTGTAGAGGAAACAAGTGTAGATGATATATTAACGGAATTTGGTATAGAGAACACTGAAGATAAATCAGTTGATGAAATTATAGCTGAAATTGAAAAAGGTGAATCTAAAGAAAATGATGTTACCAAAGAAAATGATGATACCAAAGAAAATGATGATCAACCTGATACTAAACCAGTTGAAAATACTAAAGATAAAACATATGATGATTATACAAAAGAAGAATTAATAGCACATTTACAAAAGAAAGATAAAAGAATAGCAGATAAAGATACATTTATTGGTAAAAGAAGTAGTGAAATAGGTGACTTACGGAAACAATTGGCTGAATTAGAGAAATCTAAAAATGAAATAGTAGACCCATCTGATGATGATGCTATTGAAAATCCAATTGAATCCATGAAAAAAATACAGGAGAATGTTAATAAACGTCAGGAATTAGAAAGTAGGATTAGTAATATCAGGAGTCAAGATATAAGCCAAAACAATATTAGGATTATAGAAGAAACTCTTGGTAAAGATTATGATTACAAAACCAATATGACTGCCGTTATTGAGATTCTCAAACAGGACGAAGCTGGTGATAAGTTTATTAATGCTTTTATAAATAATCCAGGTTCCTTTGATACATCGGTTACATTCAATCTATTTAAAAGAGCTGAAGCGTCACTCAAAATAGCTTCACTAGAAAAGAAAATTGAAGACCTAACAAAATCAAAGAAATCCATAACGGATAATTTTAATAAAGCAGGTAAGAAATCTATTAATGATATTCCTGCAACAGTTGGTAAGGATTATTCAAATATAGATATCGACTCACTAACTCCAGCACAGGTAGACAAATTACTCAAAACTTTAAAATAATTAGATAAAATCCATAGGAGGATTAAAAAATGGCTATAACAACTATATCAACATCAAATGAATTGCGTAAGGCTCTCTGGGAAAAGAAATTATATGACAGAATGATTGCAGATTCCTTTTTTAGTAGATTCTCATCTGACAAAATGAACTCTTTGGTCTGGATTAAAGAAGATCTTATGAAAGAACAAGGTGATAAAATTACTTTTGGTCTTACAAGTACTGACCCTGAATCAGAAGAGGGTGTTAGTGGTTCCGATACTTTAGAGAATAATGAAGTTGCATTAGAAACAGGTAACTTTAAGGTTGAACTCGAAGTATACAGACAGGCTGTAAGAGATAATATTATAACAAGAAAACGTGCATGCTTTGATGTTTCCGCTGAAGAAGAGGAATGGCTTAGAAAATGGGGAGTTGCTAAATTAGATAGACTTCATTTTTCAGCTGCTTATTCAAGTCCTACAAATGTATGTTACATGAACTCTACTGCATTTACAGTTGGTTCTAGTGCTGCTACTGCATTGGCTGCTGTTGATGCAACTAATGGTAAACTTACTCCAGCACTTATTGCTAAAACAAGAGTAATCGCTAAAACTGGTAACGGTGGAAGCGCATATAGAATGGATCCTATCGTCGTAGATGGTATGGAACTTTATATACTCGTTGTTCCAGAAGATGTAATGTATGACCTTAGTCAGAACTCTGCAATGCAACAGGCACAAAGAGATGCATTAGAACGTGGTAAAAAGAATCCTATATTTAGAGCTGGTGATTTACTTTATAATGGTGTACTTATTACTGCAAGTTCAAGATGTAATTCTACACTTGGTGGTGCCGGTGGTATTATTCCTGTTGCTGAATGTTTATTCATGGGTAAATCTGCTATTTGTAGAGCTGATGGTAAAAAGTTTTCTTTGGTATCAAAAGATTTTGATTATGATTTCCAAAAAGGTCTTGCTGCTATGCTTTATACTGGTATTGAAAAAGCTCAATTCGCTAGTAAGGATTATTCATTGATTGATCTTGTTGTAGCACGTACAGCAATATCTAATTCATAGTAACTGTTTTTTGGGTGGTTGAAATATATCACCCATTTCTTTAAAATTATAACAATCCAATAGGAGGATTAAAAAATGGCTACAGTAAATATTAGTAACGATATAGCAAGAGCAGGTTTAGCAGGAATTTTACAGAGTGTAACAGCTCAATTTAGTGCAGTATCTAATCCAATGGCAACTGCTGATACCCAGAAACTTATTAAACTTCCACCTTATGCAATTATACATAGTTTTCAGTGCGTTATTGATACTGGTGAAGGTGCAACAGCAACTGGTGACTTTGGTATTGTTGGTGATGATATTACTGATGATCCTAATGGTCTTGACGATGCTGTTAACCTTGCAACGGCAGGTGTAAAATCTTTTGGTGTTGCTGGTACTGACGCTGCAATTGGTTTGGATATGGGTGCTTCTGGTGGTTATATAACAATGGGTGTTGATAATGCACTAGATGCTGCTATTTTCACTATTACAGTTGTATATTCCCAGTCTCAGAACGCATAACTTATAAATAGGCAATTATATGGGTGGATCCATTAACTTGGGTTCATCCATTTTTAGGAGTAATTATGTATAAAAAATTAATTATATTTATATTTATGCTTATGTTATCACTTCCAGTATATGCAGGTATCAATGGAGAGGCATTAGCTTTTGATGCTACTAATAATATATGGAGAGTTATTAATATGACCGCAGAAGGTCTTATTGTAGCATCTTCAAGTGTATCGATAGCAACAGCTCCACCATTTATTAACCTTTCAGCTCCAGTAGGGGCAATGGCTGGTTATGTTTCTGCAAGTGATATGTTTGTACCATTAATGTGCGATGCAACTGGTAATTTAATGGTAACAGTTTCTGGTAGTAGTGGTAGTTTACCTTCTGGGACTTCAGGAGATATATTGATATAT